GGAAAACTCGGTGGCTTGTGGAAAACCCTGTGGAAAACCCCGCAGGGACGTGACCAGTATCACCACATATAATAGAAACCATGACAACCCACACAAACACCACAATCACCGTATACGAACCCAACAGCCCCGCCCCCATCACAGACGCCACAAACACCGGCAACCCAACCCTCATCCGCCAAGCACTCGCACACAAAATCGCCACCGTCATAGACGACCCCAGAACAGGCGACACAGCACTCACAAAACTCACAGCACAACTCATACAAATCACAGACCAACTCGCCACCACACAAAACGAAAACACCACCACACACACCACCGACCTTCCGAACGAAACACAAACCTGGGACGGAATCTAAAATGAGCGAAAAACACCTAAGCGAAATCGCCGCCCACCTCACCCTCCCAGAAAACATCACACACACAGCCTGGCCGCCAGTCAAACACCGCCTCCAAGAAATGCAATACCCCCTCGACATTTGGCAACAAGACTGGCTCAAAGCAATCCTCGCCAAAAGAAACGACGGCCACTACGCCGCCAGCATCGACGGAATCCAAGCATCCATCCCCAGACAGGTCGGCAAAACATACACAATCGGCGGCCTCACATTCGCACTCGCCACCCTCCACCCAAACTACTTCGTCCTCTGGACTGCACACAGAACACGCACCGCAGACGAAACATTCAACGACATGAAAGGAATGGCCCAAATCCCCGACATCGCCCCATACGTAAACAAAATACGACAAGCAAACGGGCAACAAGCCATCCTCTTCAACAACGGATCACGAATCCTATTCGGAGCCCGTGAAGGCGGATTCGGACGCGGATTCCACGGCGTAGATATGATTCTTTTCGACGAAGCCCAAATCCTAGGCGCCGCCGCACTAGACGACATGATCCCCGCCACAAACACCGCCCCGGACCCGCTCATCATCAAAATCGGGACACCACCAAAACCAAAAGACCCGTCCGAAGCATTCAGCGAATTCCGAAACCTCGCCCTGCAAGGCGAAATAAAAGACGGCCTCTACCTCGAACTCGCCGCCGACTACAACGCTAACAGCGACGACAGGAAACAATGGGAAAAAGCAAACCCGTCATACCCGCGCCGCACACCCGAATCCGCCATTCTAAGAATGCGCCGCCAGCTCGGAGAAGAATCATTCCGACGCGAAGGCCTCGGAATATGGGACCGCGCCAACGACAGACTCGCAATCGACCCAGTCGCATGGAACACCGCCACAATACGGCCAGAAAACACGCCCAGTGGTATGCGATGGTGCGCCGCAATACGATTCGCACCCGACGGGTCAACATGCGCCCTAGCCCGAGCCGGACACAAGACGAACACGCCAACACACGTAGAACTCTGCACGCATCAAGGCGTGCGCCGCATGAGCGAAGGCACACAATGGATCATTGACTACATTGCGGACACAAAAGACAGGTGGGCGCAAATCATCGTAGACGGAAAATACGGTGCCGGTGACACAATCGAAAGACTACGCGCCATCGGAGTACGCCCGCAAGTCATCATCACGCCCACGATCACGCAAATCATAGACGCCTACAGCATGCTAGACGCCTCACTACGCGAAAACACGATTACACACCTGGACGACATGCAACTAAGAACCGAGGCCGCGTCTGCGACGCCGCGCCCGATCGGAACGTCCGGAGGATGGGCATTACAGGCCCCGCCCGGCGCTACCGTAGCCGGCCTAGAAGCCTGCACTCTCGCAATGTGGGCGGCACGCACAACAAAAAGACGGCCACGTTACAAGCCTTATGATAAAATCGAAAACGCCAATAGTAGAAATGATCGTGGCGGCGGAGTATTGTTCCTATGACTGAAATTTATCCTGACGACGGACGACTCGTTAATGCTACGCCGCCCCCTACTCGCATTTCCGGACTCCCCGACGACGACAAGGTAACATTTCTGCAGCTGTGGCAGAAATGGCAGCAGCACTCAAACAAAAACAAGCTTCTGTCCGTCTACTATGACGGCCACCGCGCCTTCCAGGACCTTGGCATCAGTATTCCGCCGCAAATGACGCGCACCAAAGCCGCACTCGGTTGGCCCCAGAAAGTCGTCACCATGCTCGCCCGCCGACACGTGTTCGAAGGCTACTCCCTGAACGGCGCGCCCGACGCATTCGAAGCAAACGAAATACTATCCGCAAACAATTACGATCTTGATCTTGCGCAGGCGATCACTTCAGCATACAAGCACTCTTTCTCGCTACTCACAGTGACGCGGGGGGACGAAACCGTCGGTGAACCGCCTGTCGTTGTGCAGGCCCGTGACGCAGAATGGTCCGCCGCACTATGGGACACTAGACGCCGCATAATCGAAGCCGCACTCACAATCGATCAGACCGACAAGTACGGGCAGCCGGCCGGCGCCATCATGCACACCCCCGCCGCCATTTGGCGAATCGACGCCAAAGAAAACGGCGTCGGATGGAAAGCCGAAAAACTCGGAGACACCCCCAACCGCATTTTCGTCGAAGCGCTCTGCTACGACCCGCAGCTGAACCGCCCTTTGGGGCATTCACGAATCACCCGTGAAGTAAGGTACCTCACAGACGCGGCGGTGAGGACAATGGTCCGCGCAGAAACATCAGCCGAATTCTTCTCCTCCCCGCAACGGTACGTGCTCGGCGCGGAAAGAGCAGATTTCGCCGGCCAAGACAGGTGGTCCGCAATCATGGCCCGAGTACAGGTGCTCGAGCCGAACGAGAACGGCGACATCCCCAGTGTTGGGCAATTCTCACAAATGACAATGAGCCCACACCTGGAAATGTACCGGCAGCTGGCCCAGAATTTGTGCGCGGCCACAAACCTCCCCCAGTCCGCGATCGGAATATTCGCGGATAACCCGTCCTCGGCTGAGGCGATGCAGGCGTCCGAGGCGGCGCTCGCGGACGAAGCCGAGTACCAGTGGCGCATTTTCAGCGCCCCGTTGCGGCGCACACTGCAGAACATTATTATGGTCAGGGACAAGCTTGACGAGCCGCCCGCCGAGTCGTGGAAGACCTCGGTGAAGTGGACCCCCGCCCGCTATTCCTCGCCCTCGTCTGCCGCTGATTTCGCGGTCAAAATGGTGTCTGCTTTCCCGTCGCTGCAGGAGTCTCAGACTCTCATGCGGCGTGCCGGCCTCACCGAGGACGATCTCGCAGATATCAACGCCGAGAATCGCAAAAAGAATGCGGTGTCATTGCTTGATCGCGCTCTCGCTGCCACGAACGGTGAGAACGCCATGGATGAGAACGGCGAGAACGGTGAGAACGCCGATAATGGTGGCGCGGCCAACAGTGACGGTGACGACAAAGCCAGCAACGCCAGCAACGGCAACGGCAGTAACGGCAATGGTGGCAATCTAGGCATTAATAACGCGCCCAATACAAGAAACAGGGTTAAGCGCAATATCAAACTGCCCGGCGGCACCAAAACACCAATAAACTAACACTACTATGCTGTCAACCGCAGAAATCGGGGCGTACGGTCGAGCAATAGACTCACTCACCACACTCGCCCAAAACGACCTCCACACACTATGGGTCCACACCGCTAGACAACGCCCCGAACAAGCGCGCGACCTTCTACTCGAAATCATGCCCGCCCTCGTAGACCAATACGGCAGCGCGGCCGCCGCAATCGCCGACGAATGGTACCGAGACATGCGCCTAGACCAGGACATTCCCGGCGACGCCCCCACAGTACAAACAACGCTCACACCACAAGGCGAAATAGACGACAGTGTCAGATTCAGCGCAGGAGCACTATACGCCGGAAACCCCGACATCGCCCTATCCTATTTGACCGGGGCACTCATCCGATACGTCAGCGACGGCGCCCGCTCACAAATCGCAGACATGACATGGGCCGACCCGGAAGCAATGGGCTGGGAAAGACGAACACGCAACCCGCAAGCATGCAATTTCTGCGTCATGCTCACAATGAACGAATGCTACTACCGGTCACAAGGGACCGCATCATTCGGGGCGCACGACAATTGCAAATGTGTTGCAGTCCCCGCATGGGACCCAACGGCACGGGAAGTTCCCGCGAAAGCATACGCACTCGCGGCCCGACACGAAACTGACAAAGGCCGCAAACGTCATCGTGAGCTTGTCTCGTCATGGATAGACACGCACCAGGAAGAGCTCGCAGAATGGCGTACTAGGCCGATTGAATGATTGTGCTACAATGCATAAGCAAAGGCCGCAAGAGATGGCTGCAAAGCCCGAAAATAGTTGCCTGAAAACATTACAATAACCGCACGGTCAAAATATAGGAAACGCCCAATGAGCGATAACGCCGCAAGCGACACGCCAGCCGACAGCAACGCCACTAACGACGGCAACACTCCCCACAATGAGGACAATACTGCCGCTAGTAAGCCTGAAATCGACTGGAAGAGCGAGTCTCGGAAGTGGGAGAATCGCGCCAAAGAAAATAGGCGCGCCGCCAACGAACGAGATGAGCTCGCCAAGGCCATCGGCGACAAAGACGCCACAATCGAAGCCCTAAAGGCAAAAGTCTCGGACTTCGAAACCGCCGCCAAAGTCCGTGAATGGTCCGCTAACGCGGCCGCCGAGCATGGCATCAGCGCCGATTTGATCCGAGGAACTACCGAGGACGAAATCAACGCTCATGCTGCCGCAATCGCCAAGGCACTGCACGACGCTAAGCCATCCGTTGCTCCCGTGGTGCCACAGGCCGGAGCCACGCCCGACAACGACGGCGGAAATCTTGCGGAATTCGCTCGGAACGTTTTCGCCGGCGACTGAACAATATTACAGCCGCTATTCCAAAAGATAAAATACTAGAAAGAAACGGAAACCAACAAAAATGGCCGTGTTTGATTCAGGCAAGGCGAAGGTCCTCATGCCTCGGCAGATCGCCGACGGGATCATTACTCGCACCCAGACCCTCTCCACCGTCGCCAAGCTCAACGGTGGAATCCCCATGACCTTCGGCGACGTGGACATTATCACTTTCGACAATTTCCCGCGCGCCGAATTCGTCGACGAGGGGGGCGGAAAAGCACCCACCCCCCCCGCACTCGGGCACGTGTCCGGCGATGCGCGAC